TGCCGGTATAAAAATGTTTGTAATAGAAGTTTCATCTGTTGTAGAAACATCTATACCAATGGCAGACTGTACGTCAGAAACTGCTGAAAGTGCCACTGGCTACTCCTTACTTGTCTTCTACGTCGTCTTTTTTGACAGCTTTAGTCTCTGGAGCTTTTTTTGCTGCAGCTTTTTTCTTAGGAGCAGCTTTCTTTTCACCCCAACCGTGAGATTCTAGATATTCTACTTTATATTCGTATCCTGCTTTAGCTATTTTTGAAGGATTACCTTTAGGAACATCATTGATGTTTCCCTCAAATAAAGAGCCGTCTTGCATTTTCCAAATATCTTTTTCTACTTTTATATATTCCATAATTTCCTTTTTTTAAATGAAGGGGCAGTTGCCCGCCCCTTCAAAAATTAGATTAATCCTTAGAAGGATGTAATCTTTGAGAATGCTTCTTGTCTATAAACAACAAGACCAACTCTCATTGTTGCTCTAATAGCTAATTTTCCTTTAAGGAAAAAGTCACTATGAGAGTCTGATACTGCAAGGTCGAGACCTTGTCGCATCACAACGTGAGCTGCTTCACCACCACCGAATCTACCGATGAGAACTGTGTTCTCTGCGATAGCTGTGGTTGGTACAACTGGAAGACCCCAAATTCTTGGTGTTGGAGAATCTCCAAATCCACCAGAAACGACATATAGTGGGTTCTTAGCAGCATAACCTGCTGAAGATGTTCCCGCAAAGTCTGTGACTGAAGTCACAATTGAGTTCCAATCGTTAGGGTGCATTACAATATTGTCTGGCTCTACGAAAGCTCCAGTTCTAATATTTGTAATTGCTTGGTACATAGCACCGAATTGCTTCAATTCACCAGCATAAGAGCTGTAGTCGATTGAGTCAACGTTGCTTTTACCAGCATCAAGGATACCCTCGATGTTTGGTGCTGTACCGTCACCGGAAAGAAGTTGAGAATCTAATCTCAATTTCATCATTGTTCCGAGTCTTGAGTTTACATAACCTTGAATTCCAGCAACATCTGCAAGAAGTTCTTCTGTCACAGGCAAGAAAACACCAACTTTTCTAATTGGTGCAGTTTGTTCTGTGAAGTCTAATGTTGCTTCAGCTGTTGTAGCTTCTTCAGCTTGTTCAGCAGCAGCATTAGTGAAGGTTGTTTCTTCCATATATGCGAAGGAATTTTGGGTTGTCTCGATTTGGTCAAAAAGACCAATAACTGCATCTGGGTCTCTAAGAGCTGACTCTAAGATTCCCGGTTGCCTTAAAACTTCCGGAGCGAAAGATTGAGTTAAACCAGCACCCAAAGTAGCTTTGTATCCCATAGGGGAGAAATCTACTGTTGAGTCCATTCCTTTAACACCGTCTGCTTGATAGCCTTTGTATGCGTCAGACTTAATAAAAGCTTCACCTATTGTTTCAACGCCTTTTGGAGCTTCTGGAGCATATGCTTCAGTGTCCATAGCTTTTTCGTTTCTGGCTTTGCTTTTTTCTAAGTTTGCAGCATCAACTAATTCAGCAAGTTCTGTGTTAAGACCGTTAATAGCATTTTTTTGCTCGGCATCATATTTTCCATCCTCTAATGCAGGATTGTCAAATACGTCTTTTAACTCAGCACGCTTTTTGGAAATTTGTTCTTTATAATCTGACATTATATTTGTCTCCAAAATTATTTAGCTTATACTTCTTCGTCGTCTAATTCGAGTAAAGTGGCCTCTGTGAGTGTGGCTTGAGCTTCTGTAAATAATGCTTCAAATTCTTCGTCAACCTCTTCGAGTTCAACGATTTCCTCTTCAGCTTCTTCTTCATCTTCTACAATTTCTTCTGAAACTTCGACTTCAACTTCTTCAGAAACTTCTTCGGATACTTCCTCAGAAACTTCTTCAGATACAGCTTCTTCTGATACTTCCTCAGTTGCAACTTCTTCAATAGCAGTTTCAACTTCAGCGTCAGCTTCGGCTTCTGGGATTTCTATGTTTTCATCGATAATTGTATCAATCTCGTTCCACGCATCATTTAGGTCATCTTGTACTGCCCTTAAAGCAGAACTAGCTTTCACCGATAATGTCCTTCCATCTTTTTCTCGCAAAATGGCTATTGCCTTTGCTCGTACTATGAGGCTCTCTAAAGCAGCAAGCACTTCCTTCACCTCGGCTGAAAAAGTCACTCCTTGCAAGCTGGAATTCTCCTCTTCAGAAATCTTTTCTTGTGGCTCCTCAGAATTTTCTTTCTTACAGTCACAACTGCAAGAACACTCTTCTTCTGGTTCTCCACCTAAATCTTTTTCGTCTCTTGATATCATTTCTTCATATGCTTCGTGAGTAGAACAAGGCATATATACTTCTTTGCCGTCAACCTCGTGTTGATGAGTTCCGGAACATCCTAGTTCCTCGGCTCTTTTTTTAGCATCTTCTTCGTTATCGAAGATATCATTCTCATTGGCTGCTTTTTCTTCGCTAGACTCATAAACTGAATCTTCGCCAGACTTGATTGCTAATGTGTAGGTTTCTCTGTTTGCACCAACTAAAACTGGTGAAACTTCAAATACTTCTAAATCTTTTAGATAGCGAACATCAACTTCTTCATCCATACCATCTTTTTTAAATGGTGCTACTTCGTAATCGTTGATTCTAAATCCAAATGACCATTCTTGTAAGTCACCCATCTCTTTTGCAAGATTGTATGCTTCCTTACCGGCTTCTGTACCCATAAAGAATGTACCTTTGAATGTAGCTTTGTCGTCATCTGTTTCTATTGTTCCTTTACCAATTGGTTGGTCCCACTTGTGAGCGAATACCATAGGAACTTGATTATCTTTAAAACCGGATTTTATTGCTCCGGGAATGACTACATCGCCATCTGTGTCTAATTTGTTGTAAACAGAGAAAACTGCCTCAACTTGTCCTTTTTCTTCGTCTATTGTTTTGAACTCAATAGACTTGTTAAATTTATTATTCATTTACCTACTCATATACCTTTCGATACTATTACTTATTTTAACTTGTCAAATCGTCAGTGTGAGACAACATTTCGTGAGCTTTCTTTTTACGAGCATCTTCTTTTTTCTTTTGCTCATTAACTATCTTTTTCATAGCACTCACTCCAGATTTTGTCACACCTCCCCATTTCATTACAGCAATAATTCCGTTCAGTCTTGTATTTCCTTGGTGTCGGGCCATAAAACTTTCTCGTCTTTTAACCCAAGATAAAACTGATGCACTTCTGTCTCCAGCTTTATACTTTGTCCAATTTCTGTAGGCATCGTTTCCAGTAAACGAAGTAGGTGGATTACCTCCGGTACCTGCTCTTCTCCATATGCCCGGATAATTTTCTTTCAAATTATCTACATATCTTTTATCTGGAAACTGTTTGAATTTTGAATTACTTAAGCTAAGTTTTTGATTATCACCGGATGATGGGAAGTTGGTAATTTTATCTTTTTTAGCTTTAGCTTCTTTTCTAAAATCTTTAATCTTTGACAACTTACTAAATGCCATAGTGACACTTCTATCTGTCTTCTTATGGTCACCATTTTCCATAATTGCCCATACAGTCATAGTTGCTTCTTTCTTCTCATTGTTGACAGAAGTGACTACACCGTGAACAGTTGATGGTGGGTCGGGGTCTTTATTAATTGACCAAGATACTGTATCTCCTACTTTTACTGAAGATGCTTTTGACTTCTTTGGTTTTTTCTTTTGAGGATGACCTGCAGGTAATAAATCTAAATCGAATGGTTTTCTTGGGAAAGAACCTTTAAGGCCTTTTAACCAAGCGTTGACACGGGCTATTCCCCACTGGGTTGCCGAAGAAACATTACCTCGTACTGAAGCTGGGTTTGTTCTATAAGCTCCAACCCCTCGTCTGAACACAGTTGCCAACTTTCCATAAGTGACTTTATATTTTGAACTTCCTGCATTGTGGTCCTTAACCTTTTTTTGTAATACTTTTTTAACTTTAGCAGAAATAGCTGCTTTTTGTTCTTCAGCAGTTAATACTATGTTATCTTGTTCAGAAGCTTTAAATTCCATTGTTGTATCAATTATAACAGACTTCCTTTTGCCTATTCTTCGCTTACTTCTACGAACCTCTGGTTGGAATCTAGATGTATTTAAAGTTGCCTTCTCATCATCTTCTTCCTGTTCGTCTTCATCAGATGGTGGTTGTGCCGAAGGGGCAGGCTCTCCTTCATTCAGAGTCACAATTCCTGTCTCTCCTTCCGGCACAGCTACCATATTTAAAGGTCGTAAATAGATATCGTGTGAATCATCAACCTCTAAACCTAATGCTTGTCTAGCTTCGCTTATTGTGACGAAGCCTCCTTGCACCCCGGAGCTCATTGTTAGGACTTGTTCTTTCTTGTCTTCTGATAACGCTCTAACTTGGTCTAAGTCATAAGCACAGAAGTATTCGTAGTTATCACCTACAAAATCTTTGTGTAATAATTGATGTGTTAATTCATCTGCTACAGAAGACCACATTGGAATCATTTTTTGTTCAGTAAAAAACTCTCTTAATTCACGAGTATTGTTGTAGGTAGCTGCATCTAAACCAGCTCCAAGACCAGCCAAAATTGCTGGCACACCTAAAACGGAAGAAACTCTTTCTTCTGGTAATCTTCTTAAAGCAGTAAGGTTTAATTGTTCTGGTGTAAATGAAACTACATCTACATCCATAGCACCTGTCATAATCATTGGTGCACCTCTGTTGGCACCGGAAAACTTAGATTTAAAAGATTGTGCTATTCCCTCTGCTTCTTCTCTTGTAGGCCCGCCCATAGAGTCATCTTTTGGACTTAAGATAACTCCCGGGACAGCCATATTGTGTAGCAAAGCAACAGCGAATTGTCCTGCTGCCTCGTCTCCTGCCAACTCTCTCATAACAGAGCGAAGTGGCGAGAAACCTCTTCTGTGGTCATCCGGGTCCATACCTTGTCTAATGTGAACTACATTTTCTCTAGGTATTTCAATATAGTCTTGATGCAACCCGTTGCCTTTTTGTACTGCGTGATACTCATAATGAGTAATAAGTTCACGAGTATTGCCTCTAACTTTAACATAGCTTGGCATCAAAGGTACAAGTTGTACTACATTACCTTGGCCATCTTTTACTTTCATTAAGAAAGCATCACCGTGAGCAGATAAAGAAGTGACTATGTAGTGTGAAAGAATAGAACCGGATATAAATTCGTTAGGCCTTTGAAGTAATACTTCTAATGGATGAGATTTTTGTTCTAACTTACCTTGCTCATTTTTTCTATAAACTTTTAATTGAGGTTCTGCGAACGATGTTGCTAAAACGTTTAAGCAAGCGACTACAGCTGAATTGCCTAATCCATCACCTAAGTCATCAATTAGCTTTTGTGGAATATAACCAGATTGGGTATTGTATCCCCAAACAGACCCTTGTACTTGTTCGTACTTATCTAAGGGCCCTCTTTTTACTTCTAATCTTTCCGGTGGTCTTTGTAGGTAATCTACTGCTCTTCTATAAAAACTTTTTTCAGCCATTTAATATGCTTCCCATTTTCTTTTCGTTCCGCTACTAAGACAAGCATAGGCAAGTGTATCCACGATATCATCGTGAGTACCAACAGGGAATGTCAAAAGTTCTCTTTCAACTTCACCTACCCATTCATCATTTTGAGGAAAATATACAAGTCCTCTTTCCATCTTAGCAGACAAAGGAAGTGCTCGTGAACGCTTGTCTTTGTCAGCCCTTAATTCCTTGATTCTTAACCCTTCTCTTCTAGCAAACTGAACTATTGCTAATTGATAGCCAGTTTTTTCAATACCAACCCATTCAAGATTATGAATTCCAATTGCTCTTTTAATTTGAGGAACTATGTCGGGTGCTTCAAATCTGTCTCTAATCATATCTAACATAAAGAGTCTGTCTGATTGCATATGATAACCAAAAACAGATATGACTGTATAGTCAGCTGATTCTTTTGTTGATGCTGCTAAGTCAACAGTTGCAAACTTAACTAAATCTTTATTGATGTCAAATTTTTCTCCTTCACACCATAAAGTTCCTACGCCAAGTTTGTAATAGTTAAACCAATGGCTTCTAAACATCTGTGCACCTTCAGAAATAAACTCTGCAAGATACTCTTGAGCAAAAACTAGTTCACCTAAGTCTTCTCTAGCTGATTCAACTTCAGCAGGGTCAATAATAGGATTGGCTACTGTAGGGAATTGAAATCTAGCCCAATCGTCTGCTGTGTCTGCTTTTTCCCATAAATGATAAAACCAATTATCCATTCCAATTGGCGTACTGATAAATAATGCAGAACCTTTATTTTCTGTGAGAGTAGGTCTTAATACTTCAGTCCAAGTTTCTTCTCTAACGAATGCGGCCTCGTCCATAACTAAGTAGTTCAAACCCTCACCTCTTAATCGTTGTGGATTATCAGCAGACTTAACAGAAATTGAACCACCACCGGGAAATTTAACTTCCATATCACCAATGCGAACATCTACGCCTGCTTCTTTTGGAAACTCTCCTGCTGCGGCTACAACATCACGCCAACCAACTCTTGCTATTGCGAATGTAGGTGCTACCCACCAAACACGGCCACCTTTAAGTGCTTCTTCTAAACAAAGTTGCACACCTAATCTAGATTTACCAAAACGACGGCCTGCACACAATATTTTCCAACGAGCAGGGTCATCTCTAACGGTTTGTTGAGCTTCGTGAAGTTCTGGAAACTCTAAATCAAAAACTTGTTCTTGTTGTGAATGTACTGTTTCAAGTATATCTCTAGACATACCTATATTATATAACGAAGAAAACCCCCTATTTCTAGGGGGCTTAATTATTCTTCTTCAGACTTAGACCTATTGGCATCAGTGATATGAGCCATAATTTCTAAATCTTTATCAGACAATTTACCGTGAAGCACTTTTTGCCATATTTCTCTATCTAAAGAAATACGATTGCGATAGGTCTTTTCTATCCAATTATGAAACATAACAGAAACTTGTCTAAGTTTTAAATTAATAAAACCTTTATAAGCTTTTTCAAGGAAAAACAGTTTAAAGATAAAATCTTTTTTAACAACAGGTGTTGAACTGTCGTTAATATTTTGTCTATTCCAAGTAATGTGATGTTCTAATTGTCTTTTTACAACACCTATAGCAAACTTTAAGTTCTCCTTACGGAGATGGTAAAAAAAGTTATTAAGGTAAGACAACCAAGTATATTGGTCCCAACCAATGTGTCCATACCAAAAACCCGGTTCACTACCGTTGTGGGCGTGTCCATTATGTCTAGGTAAGACAGATGTGTTGTTTAACCAACTTGAAAATTGATGTGCGTGTTTGTGACAAAGACGAAAGTACACAGGCAATGAGTCATAGTAATCAGTAAAGTCACCATAACCACCTTGTGTAATTAAATCTAAAGCACCTTCGTCGTTAGGCATATGGGAAACCCATTTGCACTTACGAACTGCACATTTGTCTGTTTGAAAGTCGTATTGACTTTCAGTATCTATTCTATTGTTATTTTGATTAGGCATTTCTGCACCTTTCAACTAGTTATTCATCTCTTGAATAGATACTCACAGACTACCAACGGTATATGAGTAGGTAGGTATTACTTGTATTCTGCCGGTAGTCTGAAAGTATTTATTCTATATCGTCAAGTGCTTGTCTTGCACCATCGATAAAGGTCCAAATATCATCATAGTTTTTATCAACCGGATGATATCCGTCATTAAACTCATCGAGAGTAGTTCTTTCGTCAACAGATTCATACTGCTTAAAGACTCTAGAAATAATCATTGAATCATTTAATTTATAATCTCGCAACTCAAAGTCTTCTGCAGACCATAAATTGCCTAAAGGAATTGTTCTTTCACCATCTTTAATGATAAGAACTACTTCGTTCCTTTTAGTTTCAGTGTTATATGAATAAGCTACGTCTAACATATCTGCTAAATTCTTAGCCATCATATATTTTTCGTATAGTTTACCCATACTTACTTTATGTGAATCGTGATTTTTTTCTGTCACTATTCCTCCTCTAGTTCGGCTATGCGTGCTTTCTGCATAGCATTGTGTTGTCGTTCAAAAAATTCTTGTGCAGACAAGCTGTGTAATCCTACACATTGTCCTGTCTCACTTCTACCACAAGTGCATACTTTAGGCATTGGCATCTTCTCCTTCTTTCTTCTTTGCACCATACACAGGTAAACTGTGATTCCAATTTACTTCGTATGTGTATTCGTGTAATTCTTTACGAAATCTTCTTTTCATTCTTCTTCTCCAAAACTAGAACTTAATTTTGTTCCATCCATCTCTTTAACTTCAAACAATGTAAAGTAAATCTCATCACCATCAATGTTATGAAAACTTACAAGTCCGTTGTTTCTAGGATATTTTCTTTCGAGTGCCTCTAAAGCTTTATCTCCATCTTGTGCAACAACAGAAGTAAGAAAAGATATTTCATAAGTAAACTTTCTCATTCTTCCTCCAATGTGTTTTCGTATCTAAGTTGTGCTATGTATTCTAGTTCAGCTGTACAGTTCTCACAATAATGTTCATCATTGATATAAGAACCTGTACCATCGTGTGAATGCCAACGCACATCACATCTAGAACATAATAATAAACTACCCATTATCTTCTACCTTTGGTGTAATCCACAAGTCTGCAGATACTCTTAAGAAACTAGCACTATCTACTTTTGATAATGCATCTTCTAACCAAGCAATTGCTTTTTCTTGTGAAGTATCACTAGGAAAGTGTATTTCTACAGCTAATCCATTTGTAGTTCTTTTTAAATCAATGTCCTCATATTCGGCCATTGTTTCCGAATCAATTCTATCTTTGATATCGTAATCCATAGGTTATACCTACCTTTCTAATCGTTATATATTAAGTATGCCACACTGTGTTATATTTGTCAAGTCAAAATAAAAAAAATTTTGTAAAGTCATTTTGGATACGGCTCTCCTAAGAGAGCCGACGATGGGAGGGTATCGGCAAAGGAATAACTATTGCTAGTTATTCACCGACATACCTATTATACCCTCTCAATTACTCGTCGTTTTTCCCCACTAACTAATACTTAATTATCATTATTTAAATAATGTGTGAGGAAAAAAAATAAGGGAACCTATCTTATAACTATTACTAAAACACTACATTTAGCATCTTGTATCCCCATACAACATTTAGCTATATTTCCGGTTCCCTAGGGCCTGTGTGGGGTATCGCTCCCCAATGTCAGTACAAGTGTCCAAACCAATACCTTCCCATCGTATCATTTACCACAGGCTTTTTGTCCCGCTTGCGACCTAGCTATTGCTAGTAAGGTCAAGCAAGATAATTTTAACTCTTGTTAAAACAAAAGTCAACCACATTTGCAATGTAGTCATCTGAAAACATACTAGATGAAATTAAATCTAAAGAAATCTTTTCATCATCTTCCATATCTTCCATAAGTTTTGGTAAAGACGTATCTTTTAATTTCTCTAAAAGTTCATCGTAAATCATATGCATATCATTCATAGAAACTTTATCTGTTTCGTTATTGATTTCTCCTACTGCTCTCATAACATTTGCTAAAGTAAATTTAACACTGTTTTGCATAGCTAGTACTTCATCTTCGTAGTTCCATAAAGAATGTCTTATTGTATCTTTTCTCAAATCTTCGGGCCAATCGCCGTAAGTCTTATACTGCTTAAACCCTTGTTGAATATGTTCTCTTATGTAAGTAGCTTGGTATAAGTCGTCCATCTTCTTGATGTCTTTCATACCTTCATACATTAGCTCGGCCATACAAAGTTCAACATAAGCAAATACAGCTGAAGCACATAAGTCTTCATCCATATCTTGTTTTGTCCCATTGTCACCAAGCCAATCTAATTTATCTCTTAATATAAAGATTGCGTTCTTGTCATAGAGTTGTTTTCTTAAATCATTGTAGAAAGCCATAGCGTAGAACATTGGTCCCGACTTAGTCTCATCTACATTCTTGTCTATAAAATCACTTATCATATGTAATCCCTAATTCTGCTACTTCTGCTTCTGTGAGTAGCTTGTTTCTGTATTCTAATAGTTCATCTTGTTTCTTATCGCTTAACTTAAGTTTCTTCATACTCTCTATGAATCTCTCTCTAGTCATATGGAAACCCGGATGCATATTTATATTAACATCACTTGGATTGGATTTCTTTCGCTCTGCTAAACAAGTTGGCATATTAGGTCCTGCTGTTGAACAGCAAACTTCCAAAAATATTGGATAGCCTTGGTCATCAAAGAACCATCCCCAATCTGCCCATTGGTGTTCTGCACCACCTTTGCACTCGCTGTACTGACCTTTGCCTAACCTCTCTACTTGAGATGCTGACATAACCTGTTGGGAATTTAATGCATTTAACTTTCCTATAATCTGCGAACTGTTAGGTGCATAGCTTCTTCCCTCTTCGTGAAGTCTAACTATGGCCTTCTGAACATCCTTATAGGTAAAGTATTGTAGGTCTTGATACATAGCTCTTAGTTTTACTTCGCTCCAAGAACCGGGTGTATCTGTACCACTTGTGTATCTTATGGCCATAAATTGCACGCATTCAATCCATTCGTCCCAATCTAGGCCTACATTGCCATCATCCTTTACTTGCTCTATAGGCGACTTAATATCATCTAAGTTAGCTTGTATAGGTTGAAGCTCTGAATATATATCTTCATCTGTCATTACTACCTCCGATTATCTATATTGCCATACAATTCATAGAAAGTCAAATCATTCTTAAAAAAATGTGGGGGAAGTACTGCAAAAATTTGATAGAGTGTACTTCCCACCACAATCATTGAGGTGCAATGAGTACTTATAGTATAACAAGTCTTTACTAGAATGCAAATAGTTATATTCTTATAGTTAATATATCTAGTTCTATTAGTATAGTTATAGTGTCATCAGTGGTACTACGGTAGTCTCAAATTCATACTACAGTAGTGTCAGAATCATACTACGGTAGTGTCAAAACTGAACTACACAATATATAGTGGTGTCAAAAAAACATACTAAATATAGTACTTAATACATTAGCATACAATATATTGTGTTATACTAAGAGTAAGCTAATTTCATTATTAGCCTCCTTTCTGTCGGTATGTACCCTAAAGCTTAACGGTTTTGGGGTGCCCGAAAAGGCCCAGCGACGCTCGGCTGGGAAAAAATACCTAGGTCACTCTATAACCCCACTAGGTCACTATATAACCCAGAGGGCCAAAAAAAATTTTTTTAAAATTGACTTGCTAAAAAACTACTTATGTGGTACTATTTCTTTGATTAACACCTCCTTACGACTATCTAGGTCAGTATTTGAGGATTTAATCGGCACAGAGAGGGGAGCTGAAGACTCCTCTTAATATATAAGAAGAAGTAGGGATTAATCGTTTACCGGCGATAACGAATTCCTACTTCTTTTTTTTACAATTGAATACATACCAACAGAGAGTAGGGCACAGCTTCCAAAGGTGCAGAACCACCCCTGCCCAAAATAAATCTAAACTAAAACTCTAGATTCTGAAAAAAGGGATTTGACATCTGACATTGCAACTCGCATTAGGCCATCGGCGGGCGAACCCAGATTTTGCCGATTATTTGTCGCCAGAGTATTTAATCTTAATTTTGACAGGTTCATCTTCTGAACCCGATAATTGAACTTTGTTTGGTTTTGACCACTTATCAAAGCTTCTCTCAAGCCACCAAGCAGCAGCTTGCCATTGCCCACGGCTTGCAGCAGTCTTGATTGAATTGAGATACATACCTTCTGCTTCGGCTCTAGATTTCTCCATAGCGTCGCAAAAGTCAGCATATAAAGACTCTATTTCGTTATCTCTATCTTCTCTACCTTTTTCTAACCAACGGTAAAGGGTTGATTTGTGAATACCGGCCATACGAGCAGCATCTTCAACGAAAAAACCCATTCGCAACCAATTTTGAATGTTCTCTATCACCTCAGCTGTTAGCTTTGAAGGCCTACCATTTTCTTTTGTCATTACATATATATTCTAGCAAGTAGTTTTGCGACTATTTTAAAATTTGACATTTCACTAATCCTGTGGCATAATAGAGATATGAAGACAAATGAAGAACTAGTAGATGAGATGCAAGTGATGTTTGATACCTATAAAGAGGTTGCTTTTATAGTAGAAGAGCATACAGGTAAGCCATTAAATAACGAATTATTTGAAATGAGTGATGGTATCTTAAACACATTGCTTATCATAGATAATGTAGAAATGACTCAGCAACTACACGCACAGCTAC